GGTAACTTAGCAGACGCGGCACATGCCGCTAGATTATATGTTGATGATGCACATAGGTTAACTCCTAAGTCAAAGTTTCTGTATCATGTAAGTTTTAACTTAAATGCAGATGCAGTACAATTAATCCCGCAACTAAAAACACAAGAAATTAATATGCTTGTTAAGCAAGTTGACTTACCAAAGTATCAAATTGCAACTACACTAAAGCATCAGTACAATAGAAAACGAAATTTACAAACACGATTAGATTACGATCCAATCAATGTTACATTCCATGATGACAACTACGGGCAGACTACTGCTTTGTGGGAAGCATATTACAGATATTATTTTAAAGATGGAAACTATGCAAGTGTAGACGGCAGTAATAATCCTAATACATCAAATGCGGCATATAATAGAGGCAACTGGCTAGGAACAGAAGAAGCAAATAAGTTTAGATACGGCATGGATAACGATAGTTTTAAAAACTTTTTTGAAAGTATTCAAATTTATCAAATGTCAAGAAAAAGATATACCTGTTTCACATTAGTTAATCCTATTATTAGTGGTTGGGAACACGATACTATGGACAACAGTTCGAGTGATAGTGTACAAAACTCAATGACATTACAATACGACACAGTTTGGTATTCAAGAGGTCCAGTTAAAGATGGTATTTCACCTAAGTCGTTTGGTAGTGCTAGTGGACATTATGACCAAACACCAAGTCCTAATTCATTAGCAGGTGGCGGAACATCGAGTGTGTTTGGCGTTGGCGGAATTGCAGAAGGTGCGTCTAGTATATTTGGAGACATTAGTAGTGGCGCGGCATTTAGCAGTCCTGCAAGTTTCTTAGGAACAGTATTAAAAGCAACTAGCATTACACAAAATGCTAAAGCCTTAGGTAGAGATGGATTAAAACAAGAAGGGTTTGGAATTCTTAAAGATCAAATTGGTAAAGCCGCAGGCATTGATGTTAGTGGAGTAGCAAACCTTGCATTTCCTAAGTCAAGTGGCTTTGGCGGACTAGGTAGTACTGTAGCAACAGTTGCAGGATTAACAGCGTTTGCAGGAATGGCCACTGGCAAAATTGGTAACCCTTTATCTAGTGTTACAAACTTCTTAACTCAAAACGCAGGTGCGGCAGACTCGTTAGCTAAAGCTGGAGCATTTAAGAAAAACCATATCAATAATGGCGGAGTTCCAACTCCTGACGCTATAAATACAGCATACGCCGCGTTGTCAAATATACAAAAAGCAGGTCAACGTTCACAGGCTATATCAACTGCTAATGGTAATAGTACGAGTGTAATCTCGACGTAAAGGAATAATATGGGCGACAATACATCAACTGACAAGTTAAGTACACCGACAAACTTATACGGTAACTTACCTGCTCCTGGCGGCGATAGTGCTACTAAAGTAAAACAGTTTTTTAATCAGTACTACACAGAACCGTTTGAGTTTGCTAGTAATGAAGTTGACGCTACTGTTGCATTCTTTGCCAAACGAGGCTTTGATGAAATAAGTGCAAATAGTATTGCAACTATCGTTATGCAACAAGCAAAGATGGACGATGTAAAAATATTTGAATTGTTAGATACACTAGGTGGATTTGACGATGTACAACTAAGCACGGTTATTACAGAGATTCTAAACTACAACAGATCAAAAATTAGTACTCTAGGTTACAAAGTTGATCAAGCAACTAATAAATTAGAAACTAGAAACATAGTGGTATAGTTCTATGGGTAAGTTTGCTCAAGGCCGCTTTACATTAAAATATCCAGAAAAATACTTAGGTAACAAAACTCCTCTTTATCGATCAAGTTGGGAATTTGCATTTATGAAATTCTGCGATGAGAGTCCTGCGGTAACTAAGTGGGCAAGTGAAAGTGTTAAGATACCATATAAGAATCCATTAACTGGTAAGCACACAGTTTACGTACCAGATTTTTTAATAGAATATGCTGATAGAAATGGTAAACCTCATGTAGAACTTATTGAAGTTAAACCTGACAACCAAACAGTAAAAGAAAATGTTGGCCGTGATAAATGGCGTCAAGCACAGTATATCCAAAATATAGCTAAGTGGGAAGCCGCTAGAGCATGGTGTAAACAAAAACGAATTTTCTTTAGAGTTATTACCGAAAAAGACATTTTCCATCAGGGCAAGAGGAAATAGGATAAATAATAGTAGCATATAATGGATAACAGCAATGACTAAAAAATTAGAAGAGTTACTCAATTTACCAGATAGTCAAGAGATTATTAAGGCAGAGCAACAAAAATCTAACGAAGTAGTTAAGTCTAGCCCACAAGAAGACTTTAGAACTATTTCAGAATTGGATAAAATTACTGCGGCATTGCCAGCTGTAAAAGGCTTGGGCGAGTTAGCAGATCAAGAGCTTAACGACATTGCAATGAAGGCTACTAGTGCATACGATGATCTTATGGACTTGGGCATGAACGTGGAGGCAAGGTATAGTGGCAGAGTATTTGAAGTGGCTGGAGGAATGCTTAAAACGGCTCTCGATGCCAAAGTTGCGAAACTAGATAAAAAATTAAAAATGATTGATCTTCAACTTAAAAAAGAAAAAATGGACAAGGACAGTGGATATGAAGACTCTGGACTAGTTAATGGCGAAGGTTACGTAGTAACTGACCGTAATAGTTTGCTTGAAAAATTGAAGAACATGGATAAATAATGTATAAGGGAAATGATATGAAAACTTTTGCAGAATATTTGACTGAGTCAAAGAAAACATACAAATTTAAAATCGGCTTAGCCGGGGATCTACCAGAAGGTTGTGTAGATACTATGGAAACTGCACTACAGAAGTTTGGTGTTATGAACATGACAGCAGGAAAGAAAACTCCTATTGTTGAACGTCCATTAGATTTTCCACAGTTACAAAACATGGAAGTTACCTACTACGATGTAGAATTAGCTTACCCTACTATTCCTCCAGTAGTTGCACAATACCTTTCACAAACATGTGCAATTGATGAAGCATATATTATTGTAAGAACTGAAGGTGCACCACAAGAGCAATATCAAGATACAGAATACAATAAAATATATGAGCCAAATTTGGGTGGCGACTTACCAGAATCGGATCCACAAGTACACGCAGAAGTCGGCGGAGAAAGAATTATGGGCTTACTAGCAGAACTAGAAAAAGCACGTAGTGAAAGAGAGAATAGCCCAATTGGTGCTATTGATACTATAGCAAACAAAGATCAAATTAAGGACATGGGAATGCCCGAAACCACTAGTCCAATTGGGAGCAAATAACATGAAACTAGAAGACATTTATAAATCAATTGACGCACTTAACGAAGCGGCATCAATGAACATTTCACTAACAGGTGATAGTCCACAAGAAGTAGGTGAACTATTTAAAGTATTAGGTGATAAAGATATTAATCCAATTGCTCCAACAGGCGACATGGGCTACGGTTTTAAACCAGAGCCAGAAGATATGGGACCAGACTTAGGTATGCGTGGTGACATTGAGAAGTCAATGGCGGCTATCAAAGGACTAGACAGACCAGACATGGACGACATGCCAAAAGGTGACATGGCGGATATGCCAAAGAAACTTCCAATGCCAGATGAGCCATGTGGAGAAGATGAGTCAGACTATTCAAATAGTCCAGATGAGAAATACCAAGACACAAAGTACATGACAAAGGATTTGTCAGGAGGACTAAACGGTCCTAAGAAATCTTATCCAAAAGTAGCAGGCGGAGATAATCCAATGGCACTAGAAGATAAAATTAGAGAAGAATTAAAAGCTAAGTTTGCTGAAAAGTTTGGCGAAGCAACAGATAGTTTCGACGAAGCTGGCTGTAAAAAAGAAATGAAACGACTTGACGCAAGTGGATGTTCAAAAAATGAAATGCTTAAAAAAGTAGATTCTAAATTTGGTTGCGGAAAAGAAAAGTTTGAAAAACTATACGCAAGTAGTTGCGGTAATCACTAAGGAGATATAGATGGCTGGAGTAACAAGAGTAGTAGGGTTAGGCGTTACAGCAGGAACACTATACTCACACAACGTAAAAGCATATTTAATTACAGTACAAGTTGCTGGTAATACAGATGTTGATTTAAGAGCTGAAGATGATGCTGTTGATGAAGCGGCAGAAATGATTATGAAGGAAATTAGCCCGTTAATGTACTTTGTAAAGAATGATGCATCAGGTGAAATTTGTGTTATCATGGACGGTAACAGTTCAGCGGCAGACATTCAAGCACGTATTAGAGCACTTGGAACAGCAGTAGGACCTAACAACATTGATGTTACAGGTACTGATGTTACGCTATCAACTAGCTTAACTACTGCTTAATAGCAAATAATAATAAAACGTCACAAGAGTAAACTCAATACCTGCTTCGGCGGGTATTTTTTTGAGTAAATAGTAGTATGGCAACAAAGAGCTTAGACGGTGTCTTAACCAAAAAGGCACACACAAGAGATACATATACCGAAGAACACATTGAGTCGTTACGTAAATGCATGGATCCTAAAGACGGATACTTGTACTTTGCAAAGCAATTTGCGTTCATTCAGCATCCAGTAAAAGGCAAACTATTATTTGATCCGTTTAGTTATCAAGTACGGTTGCTTCAAAGTTATCACGACTATCGTTTTAACATTAATATGTTACCTAGACAAACTGGTAAGACTACTACTGCCGCAATTTATTTGTGTTGGTATGCTATGTTTCATCCAGACCAAACTATTCTAATTGCCGCACACAAGTACACAGGCGCTCAAGAAATTATGCAACGTATTAGATACGTGTATGAAATGTGTCCAGATCATATTAGAGCAGGTGTTACTAACTACAACAAAGGTAGCATGGAATTTGAAAACGGATCACGTATTGTTAGTGCTACTACAACAGGTAACACAGGACGTGGTATGTCCATATCATTACTATACTGTGATGAGTTTGCGTTTGTAAACCCAAACATTGCTACTGAATTTTGGACTTCTATATCTCCTACACTAGCAACAGGTGGTCGTGCTATTATTACAAGTACACCAAACAGTGATGAAGATACCTTTGCTATTATTTGGAAAGAAAGCCAAAAGAAGTTTGACGAACATGGTAATGAAGCAATACTAGGTGAAAACGGATTCTTTGGTTTTACATGTAGTTGGGATGAACATCCTGATAGAGATGAAGAATGGAAGAAGAATGAAATTGGTCGTATTGGTGAAGAGAAGTTTAGACGTGAGTACGGCTGTGAATTCTTAATTTACGATGAAACATTAATTAACTCAATTAAACTTGCTACGCTAGAAGGTAAAGAACCTATATTAAATATGGGACAAACACGTTGGTACAAGAAGCCAACAGGCGATAATAGCTATGTTGTTTCACTTGATCCTAGTATGGGTACTGGTGGCGATTATGCGGCTATACAAGTATTTGAAGTACCTACTTATAAACAAGTAGCAGAGTGGCGACATAATCAAACAGCTATACCAGGTCAGATTAGAGTTTTAAAAGACATCTGCGAATATATTAAACAAGAGTGTAATTCCAACGGGCAAAATATTTATTGGAGCGTTGAAAACAACAGCATCGGAGAAGGTGCATTAATTGTTATTAGAGATCTTGGAGAAGAGAACATACCAGGGTTACTTACCAGTGAGCCAATGCGTAAAGGCCATGTGCGTAAGTTCCGCAAAGGGTTTAACACTACACACAGTACTAAGATTAGTGCATGTAGTCGATTAAAAACTATGATAGAAACAGATAAACTAGAAGTAAATAGTA